GTCTTTTTGAACAACTGATATGTTCTTACCCGATACTACAACCTCGAAATTTGCTACTACTTTACTTGCCACGTTTTACTTTTTCATACTGAGCTTTTAGCTTTCTTTGAGACGTTTCTATGTCTCGGTGTTCCATCATTTGTATTATTTCAAATACAAAGTCTTTTTGATAGTTTTCGACTCCCCAATGTTCTAACATGAAGCCATAATTTGTATAGTCTTTTCCTACAAAACCAATATCTGGGTACATTCGATTTCCTAATGAATTATATACATTTAATCCTAGTACTATAACTGAAGGGAAATCTTCCCAGTCTGGAGGACACTTGTCCCAATCCGGATCTTCTCCTTGTTGTTCCATCATTTCCAAGTATTGATCCTTGGTCATGCCTATGTCTCTATTATCCAGAAACTTCTTTAGGTTTTCCAGGAGTTTTGCTTTGGACTGGGCTACGAAAATTCTCTAAATCAAAGACTACCTCGTTGAGCCAGTTATCAAATTCGTTGGAGTTTTCTACCAATACCATTGCATTTTCTTGTGTCCAGTTTACTTCACTTTCAGGGTCTTGTCCTTTTAAATCTACAAGAATTAAATCTTCTAAATATGCAAGTTTCAATCCTTTCCAACCTTTTATAGTTGCTTCAGTAAATTCTGATACAAATTTTGTTTCGTCTAGTTCTTCATTAAAAATTCTTGTTTTTCTATCGAACTTATTTACAGTACATCTTTTTCTAAGATTTACTAACTCTTTTCTTGAAAGGTTAGCAAGTTCTAAAGAAAATCCTTCTAGACCTGGGAAATCAACCCAAGCTGTCTTACTATCAACTAGTAAATTTTTTAAATCCATAATTTTTTCCTCTTAATATGTTATTGTTGTGCCTAAATTTGCAGGACTAGTGATTAATCTAAAATCAAAAGTCTGCGTAAATACTTCATTTACTGATGTTCTTTTAGTAAACATGCAGTTTGATAAGTTAGCATTTAAAAAAGTGCTTCCTTGATCAAGCGTTTTTACCGCAATTGAAGTATCTGTGTTAAAAGATTGAAAGGTGCTGGAATTATTACTTCCTAAATATTGAGTAATATTCCCAGACACCACTCGTTCTCCTAAACTATAGTCTGAAGGATACATTGCGTTAGACGCATTTGTAACTGACAAACTATTATGCAAGGTTTCGTATGGAGTCCAATTTATATTATTTTGCACGCTCAATGTACTGGAAACTAAGTTAGTAACGTCGCTTCCTCCTACTTCTACATCAAGTGTTGCTTTGACCGGAGTTCTTGTGGCAGTTGCAGATTGCAAGCTACCAGGAAGGCTAAAAGAAGCATTCCCTACTCTCGATAGTTTTTTTCCTTGTCCACTTACACTCAAAGTTAGTGGTTTGCCTCTATCAAATAAAAAATCACCATTTGTAATAATACACCCTTCCATTTTTAGAGTGCTTTCTTTAGTGACAAAATAAAGATCAAAAGATTTTAATAACTGTTCTCCTGAGCTTGTATCATAATCTGTTAAAAGACTTTTTACTATACTTTCGTCCTTTTCTCGTGTAAGGGCGACCTGGAAACTAAAGTCTGCAGGATTTGCTTTTGTTATGCTCGTTCCTTGAAACATTTTTGTTTGATCGTGCAAAGTCTTAACTTCGTATGCATCTTCCGCAAATGTTTGTGAGAACGAAAGTTCGGGAGTAACCTTTATATTATAACGATTACCCCCGTAAACTATGTGTACGGCACTATCCCTAAGGAAGTTGTACACTGCCATGGTTATACTGCGTTACTTGAGGTCTTGTCGTACCCAGTTTCTGAGTGGACAGTTGAACCTTTATAAAGAACAGTCATTTCATCTGTTGATGTAATATTTGTTCCTTGTGCAGCAAATTCAATTGTTGTTGATATAATATCAGCAGTTTCAATTGTTGGTATCTGTAAGTGTGCTTTTGGTATGTCAAAAGTTACTAATGGAGTACCTCCAGAGGCACCTCCCATAAATAAACTCATATCAAATGCGTTACTTACAAGGTTTGTCGCAGCGTTCATGTCTGATAGCAATGCGTTAGAGCCACCACTCTGAGTATCTAAGTAACAAGTTAAAGAACCTGAAATTGTTCTTGAACCTGAGAATGAACCAATTGGTTGGTCCACAATACCTAGAGTTTCTGGTGTTAAGTATGTAATGTTATTAGCAATTGTTATACTTCCACCTGTGATAGCGATATTATTATAGTTTTCAGTAGTATCACCATCAACGTCTAAGACGCCGCCTTGTTTTTTATGATTTAATGTCAGAGTAGACAATTTATTTCTTAAATAGTCTGCATCTGATGTGCCAGTAACGTCAACGTAACTGTATTTTTCTACATAAGTAGCTACTTTAGTTTCAGTATCTGTTCCAGATATTTTCGCATGTAGCGCTTTTGATGGGTCTTCGACCGCTGTAGTTACCTGGTCAATACTTGTAGCATTTCCAGACCAACTCAAGGTTGCAATTCCATCAATAGAAAAATCTATTTCTACTTGGTTAACTTGACAAGCATTCAATCTGTAAGTTGTATTTTCTAGTGCAAAGAAAATGTTTAGTTTCAAAAGTTCGTGAGCATCTGAGCTAGCAAAATCAATTTTGGTATTGCTTGCTTGGTATGTAATAGCGGAGTTAGTTGTTGCACCACTATTATCACTTGAATCTTCAGATGTAGGTATTGCTTGACCAGCTAATGCTGCCCAAAGAATATTTTCTACGCTGTCGTGAGCTGTAGTATCTCTGAAACTAGCTGCACCATGCTTGAAAGGTCTTACATAAGTTTGGAAAGACCATTCTGCAGGAGCGAGAGAGTCGTTGAATCTCTTTGAGCCCCTTTGTGGTGATGCACCAGCCTCGTTGATTGTTACATCTGTTGCTTCCGAAGCTTGAGAAAAACTATAACCATCTAATACACCGATTCTGAATGTGTTTGCGTCTTTTTCGTTTCCTTTAAAAAGACCAGTACCAGTTCTGCTACCTTCAGCAGTTGTACCTGAAGTAACGCCATTAATTGTTAATACTAAACCATTAGCACCACTTCCACTAGAAGCGGTAGAAGTTACAGTATTATTATCAGCATAGCCAGTACCTCTGAAGTTATTTGGAATATATACTTCAGTTACTGCACCACTATTAACAGCTGCAACGATTGCTTTGAAGCCAGTACCCGAACCATTAGTCCCACCGAAAGTGACTATATCACCTACAGCATGACCTGAGTTAGTTCCTGAACTTGCATCAACTGTTACTACGTTACCACCTGCACTTGTTACTCCGTTTACAGAGCTGACAAACACTTTGGTATTTCTCGATAGATTTAAAGCCATTGCTTTCTCCTATTATTATTGCTTTGGAAAGGATTCCGCGTCATATTAATGAGCGTCTTCGTTTCCTAATATCGTACTTCTACGACTATTTCTCCTATACCTAATGGAGCAATTACTCCTTCATCGGTAGTTATAGACTGAATCGTTATTGATGTAGTCTGTAATTTTGGATCAACAGCGTCATCGTACACTAAAACATCATTGTCGTCGATAATCCTTTCGATATCTTCGATTAATAATGCTAATTCCTCTTGAGCATCGTTTTCGTTTGAAACATATACTCTAATGGACATAATTAAAAATCTCCATTTAAACCCATCAGGTAAATATTGTCTGCTTTCATCTCCTGCAACACAACATACCTTAGGATATTGTTCTATATCGTCTAAAAAGACCATTTTTGAAGAAACATAATCAAAAACATTTGAGTTATAAGGATAATTTCCATCAATCTCTTTTAGTTTTTCAGCAAATGCTTCTGCAATTTTTTTTCGGGCAGTTCTATAAGCCATTATTGTCTCCTAAGTACAAATTTTTGGTTAGTATATTCTTGGGCTAACTCTCTTATACTTTTTGAGATTAAAATCTTTGGATTATATGTTGTAAGCCACCTATCGGCATATACGCCTGTGCCTTCAAAAGTTTCATATA